TTAATCATTAAAACACCGTGTTAAGGAGACACGTAGGGTATCCAGTCCCTGGTTAAGGTTTGTTACACAAAGATTGCCGGGTGAAATTCCCGGCATACGGGTAGTGGTGTAAGGTAACACAACGGAGTTTTTCAGCGTTTCTCCGGTGATACGGGGTTCGATCCCCGAATGCCCACGATTTCTAGTATTAATTTTAAGAATAAACATTATGGGAAATTTAGACGAAGCAACAAAGAGAATGGCTTCAGCAATGAATCAAATTTCAGAGATTATCACAACAAACGGGATGGATGCAATCTGCATCTTACATAAGGAAGAAGCCGGTATTTCCGCCACCCCATTAATCATCCATGGATCCTCTCTCAAAATCACACTAGCAATTGTAGAAAGCATGCTGAAATCTCCGGAAACTCGTAATCTGTTACGTGGGGCATGCGAATATTACAAAATCCGAGAAACAGAGAAAAGAACAATGACTGAAATGCCGCCTTATCTGGAGGAATTCATAGACGAATTATTAAAAAAGATGTAAGAGCAAGCTATGAAAGTTGTACACTCTCCCAGCCCATCCGCCAATCCGAAGAAAAGAGAGAAAATTAATCTTTTCGAGAATGATGATCCGGAAGAAGTTGCAGCTCTATGTCAGCAATCTGCTCAGCAGGAATCAAACAAAATATTGTTAAGAATAGACGCCCGGACGCAAGTTCTTGTAGATCCTAAAGATGCGACTTTGGAACATGCGGAAAAACTACGGCAGCGGTATAAATTAAATTATTGCCGCAAAGCCGTAGGGGGGCGTAAAAAAGCATAATACTATGTATGTAGACAATGACAGTCGTGGTTTTCTTGCGATTTATGATATTAGTTCTGAAGACGCATCACGCCTCGCACAAATTATTGAGCAAGCAGACAAGCAGCTTTTATCCCGTCCTATTGAAGGTCTCAGTAAACAATTACGTTCACAATTAAAAGAGTTTGTTTACACTGTACTAGATAATAAACCATAACTATGCATTTTACTGATGATGATATAAAGCACATCAAGGATGCCTCTGAAAAGCATCTGATCGATGTAGTGCAAGACTTCCGAAACCTTCGCAAATCCGGTACCAGCTACGTCTGTGACTGCCCTATGTGTAAAGCTTCAAAGAAGTTTAGCATCAATCCGGCTAAGGATATTTATTCATGTTTCTCTTGTCACCAGATAAGTGGCTCCGGTGCGCTTGACTACTTAATGAGAGTCGAGAAGAAAGAATTCCCGGAAGCTCTCGAACATTTAGCACACAAGTTTAACGTCATATTAGACCAGCGTCCAGAACAGAAAAAGAAGCCAGTTACAAAAATGAAGCAAGGAAGCAAGAAGGCTAAAGGTAATGATACTAATAGCTTTTGTGCAAAAATGCTGTCTGCCTCCGGATTGACATTTGAAGATGTAACAGCGAGGATTTACAAAACAGATGATACCAAGTCTATTTTTGAAACACGTACTTTTCGCCCTGGTACTATCAATGATTCCGGTGTCATTGATCCTAAAGGAGATGATGTTATCATCGAATACTATGATTTAGAGGGTATGCCTGTTACCTATGCCCGGAAAGATCACCGCAAACGCGAAACAGGCGAACGGAAAGAATATTTTCGTGTTAGATGGCAGTTTCCGGATGCGCACCTTGACAAAGAAGGGAAACCATTCAAGTACAAATCCCCAGCAGGCTCAGGTACCCCGATTTATATCCCGGAAAAGCTCCGGAGAATGTATAAAGAAAAGAAAGAAATACCCAGACTCTTTATTCAAGAAGGAGAAAAGAAGGCTGAGAAAGCGTGCAAACATGGTATCCCATCTATTGCAGTCAGTGGCATTCAGAATCTTGGCAGTAAAGAGAACAATACTCTTCCGGAAGATGTAGTCAAGATCATAACGGCATGCAACGTTAAAGAAGTCGCATTCATTTTTGATTCAGACTGGGATGATATCAGCACTAACATTAAACTGAATGACCGGGTTGAAAAACGCCCATACTGTTTTTTCTACGCTGCTAGAAATTTCAAAGAGTATATGAGAACCCTCAAAAATCGAAATATATATGTGGAGATTTATGTTGGACATATACAAAAAAATGATGCCGGTGACAAAGGGATAGATGACTTACTTGCAAATTCTCTTAAAGATCACGAGAATGAACTGGCCGAAGACATTGAGTTTGCCTGTAATGCAAAAAAGGGGCTTGGGAAATACGTTGAAATGTTTAAAGTCACCACCTTGACCGATCACAAGATGCTGGAACTGTGGTGTCTTCATTCTAACGAAGCGTTCTCCGAGCGTCACAAAGACGTTCTTAAAAATCTTCCGGAGTTTGTTTTTGGAAGATATCGATGGAAGTTTGATGACACAGGGAAACTTGTCCTAGCACAACCTTTCGATGATGATGAAAAGTTCTGGGAGGAAGTAGATAAGGAAACTCGTTCCGGGATAAAAACCGAGTATCAGTTTTGCTATGTCAATTCCCACAACTTTCTTCAGAACCGGGGATTCGGGCGTCTACGACGTTTGGATAAAACTTATCAGTTCGTTCATTTAGATCCACCTGTGGTCAGGTCGATTGATGCTTCAGATGCACGTGACTATTTATTTCAATTCGCTAAACATTATTGTAAGAAGGAGGTAAACGAAATGCTAATTAAAGGAGTATCCCAATACGTGGGACCAGACAAACTATCGCTGTTGAATTTCATTGAACCGAACTTCATCAAGCCAAATCGCGAAAGCCAATATTTCTATTTTAATACGAAATGCTGGTATGTAACTAAAGACAATGTACAGGAAATAGGTTACGAAGTCATTGATCATCACATTTGGGAAGAGCAGCAAAAAATAATTCCTGCTAAATATTTAGGCTCCCCACTCATCCGCTTTAAGGTTGATCAAGACAATCAATATTCCTATACCCTCTCTGAGGAGGGTAAAAAATCACATTATCTCCAATTTCTGATCAATACAAGTAATTTCACTTGGCGTAAATCAAAGGACGATTTTTCACCTGAAGAAGAAAATGAGAATCATATTCATTTGCTTAGTAAATTATGTGCGATTGGATACATGGCAATGGAAGCAAAAGATAGCAATGTGGCTAAAGCAGTCATTGGTATGGACGGAAAACAATCCGAAGTCGGAGACTCTAATGGAAGATCCGGTAAATCCTTAATCGGCGAGTTATTGCGCTGTGTTGTTCCCACTGCTTATATACCTGGTAAAAGAAGCGATATCTTCAATGATCAGTTTATTTGGAATGATGTACTTGAAAACACAAAGTTTGTATTTATTGATGACGTTCTTCAGAATTTCAACTTTGAATTCTTGTTTCCTAATATAACAGGTGACTGGAGCGTCAACTACAAAGGAGGGAGACGAATCACTCTCCCATTCGAGCGTTCACCCAAAATATATATAGCAACTAATCACGCTATTCGAGGAAGAGGATCAAGTTTCACAGATAGGCAGTGGCTACTTGCCTTCTCTGACTACTATAATGACTCACATAAGCCTGTAGATGACTTTGGAATACGTTTTTTTTCAGAATGGGATTTTGATCAATGGAATCTTACATGGAATCTTCTAGCTAACTGCATACAACTTTATCTCCAGTATGGAGTGATTCAAGCTCCCGGCGAACGTTTGGAACAACGCATACTCAGACAAGAAATCGGTGAAACTCTTATTTCATGGGCAGATGAATATTTTTCTTCCGAGGAACATCTAAATCACCGTCTTGTCAAAAAAGACTTATATGACGCTTTTTGCATCTATGATCCTATGCAGCGGAAATACATATCTCCTACCGCATTCAAAAAGAAATTTATTATGTATTGTGACTGGAAAGGATACCTCTTTAATCCACACAAATATGATAGTAAAACTGGGAAACCTTTTAAGACAGATAAAGACGGATGTCCAGTTCTTGACGACAAAGCTGGAGGGGTGGAATATTTCACAGTTGGGACTGGAACCTGCACTGGTGACAGTTATTCTGCTGATACCAACTTTGAGGATGAACAGAAACTAATAGACTTTTAAAAGATAGCGATGAATATGGGAAAAATATTACTAAATGAGGTATTATCTCATGCTGATAAGTTAAAAGAGGAAATCAAGAAACGTTTAAAATGCGAGATTGTCGATTTTGAGATTGTAGAATATGAGTCCGGGGAAATAGGTGTGCATTGGAATGCTACATACAAAAGCGAAGCTTCATACGTGGATATTCCATATAAATGGATAGTGGCAGGTATTCATTGGGGTGAAGGACTTATTAGTATGTATGCAAACCCAACTGACTTTTTAGTATTTAACAAATAAAAATGAGCCTTGGGCGGGCTTTGTAAAACCCACATTAAAAAATATGGATAAAATTAAGTTAGGCGACAAAGTTCGTAGTAGTGTATCAGGTTTTTCAGGGACTATAACCGCAAAATGTGAGTATTTGCACAGCGCTACTCAATATTGTGTAACAGCTAAATGCAAAGATAATGACATCAAAGAAGCGTGGTTTGCTGCATCTGAATTGGAACTGGTAGAAGATTAACTGCTAAAGTCCTATAGGTAAAGTATCCTGTAGGACTTTAATTAGAATTCAAAGTAGAAAGGAACAAAATTATGACATTAAAACAAGCCCAAAAATTGTATGAAGATTCAGTACAGGCAAAAATGACTCATGCCGACAACTGTATGACTCAATCGCAACTTGAATATATTGGCAGAACCATTTGGGGATTCACTCCCGACAAACAAGCAAAGGTGCTATTCACCAAGATAGGTAAGAGAGTATCTACTGTTATAGCATCAAAAGAAGCATTTATTAAAGAAGTTGGTAAACCTATTGTCTGCAAATGTCCAGTATGTGATATGTATTATTTGGCTTATAGAAAGCCCGTCGATGCTCACGATGAACTAACTGCTCAGTGTCCAAAATGCGATTCACTTGGTTGTGATTCGGATATTGTACACTTGGAGACAAACCGTAAGTTTTGGCTAAATGACAAGATCACTAAAATTCTTGTTCCCAACAAAGATCCGGAACGGGTAGCAACTATGTATGATTCGGCTGCGGAAGATTTCCCGGCACAATATGATATGCTACTGCCTGATGGTAAGAGATGTTCTGATTGCGTAAAAAGTAATACCTGTTGCAATGTATTTGGTCAGAAGGAAAGTGACACTACCTGCCAATGGCATCCTTCCAGATATTCACCGAAGGAATAACCCTCAAAACTAAGTAGATATGAATAAAGAGAAATTAAAGGAAGCCAATCGGCTAAATAAACTCATTGAGGAACATGAGCAAGCGTTAAATTGTTTCGAGTTTGATACCAATTACTATTCAAGAGATGAAGACCCCAACTTGCCTATTGCGTTGGAAAGTACTAATCCTATTCTAATTATAGAACATGATGATCCATTTGAGGGAGGACGGGAACAGCAGAGAATTCCAATGGTATTGAGTGATTTCCTCATTAATCTAATTAAGGATTCTATAAAAGGAAATCTGGAAAAGTTGAAAGACGAATTTCAAAATCTATAACTCTCAAAACAAGAACAGAAAGGAACATTATGGAAATACATAGAATGAAGCCGGAGAATCCTATTATCATTGTTGATGAAGCAGAGTTCGACCGAATTGACTCAATAGCCAAACTGAAAGAAGAAGAGGTAGAAAGACTTGCAGATGAGAAGTTCTTGAGACATGTTAAGAATAGTGGAGTTCACATGAGATTCCGTATTAATGGGGTGGAGAAGGTGATAAGGCAGGAAGTCCTTACTGAACTTAATTACGATGAGCGTGGGTGGCCGCAATCAATTTCTGAGGAAGTTAAGTATGCCATTGCTGACGATATTACTCATTATGTGAATAAGCATTTCGAACATTATAAAAATGATTGTAAAGAAATGGTAGAAAACGAATGGGGTAGACATAAGGCTAAGTATGAGAAAAAGATCAAGTATTGGAAATCTCTTTTTTTTATTACTTTTTTCGTGTTATTGGTTGAGTGTATTTATAGAATAATTCAATAAAAGATAGAAAGGAATTAAATCATGAAAGAATTTAGAGGAACTAAAGGTGAATGGTTAGTGGACGACATAGATGTTATATCTCGTGAAACAGGATTTGCCATTTGCCAAGTTTATGATGGATTGGATACCCATATTTCCGAAATGGATATGGAAGTAGTAAATGCAAATGCCCGACTTATGGCTACTGCTCCTGAATTGTTGGAAGCATTACAAGCAATGCTAGAACGATTTGATTACAAAGAGCAGTCTATCTATTCTTTTGCTGCCAAAGAAATTGATGTAGCAAAAGCAGTAATTAAAAAGGCTATTGAATAACCCTCAAAACATAAAACGGAGTGGATTAAACAAATACCTGGAACATGAATAGAATGAGATGGTTCGTCATCGGACTCCACCTATATGTATTTCCGCCAGAACCGGAAGTAGGAGACATCGAGGCTTTACACAACTGGATCCCACAAAAAAAAGGAATCATTGAGACGCTAAAATTCAGGTTTCACACCGGTATTTGGAGCTATACAGCAGGGAATATAAATTATCAATTTTAATTGCACTATCACTATTCTGCACTTAAGCATGGGAACCTATCAAGAAATATTAGACGAAGTTCTTCCTCTATACCGGCAAGATCCGGAATGCTTCATGCGTTTCTATCACGCCGTCAATAACATTCTTGCTACAATACCTGAAGGCAAGAGTATTCTTATAGCTGACCATTGTAAGCCTGCATCACGTGATCTATTCATTAAAATAGCTTGTATGTATATTATTGAAGAAACAACAAGGAAAGATGTCTTGGATGACTTTTTAGAGTTTTCTGACGATTATAGCAGCATTCGGCATGTGCCTAAATTAGTGCCGGCACATGTCCGGCCACACTTCTACTCGAATCGAAGATGAGTAGATTATCCCAATTTATTACTCTGTAAAGATACTAATTTTCACTGATATACGCAACATTATGACAACAAAAAAAGAGAATAAAATAATGGTAGTAATAGCCCAATCGAGCGATGACCGGGAACTATTCATTTCCCGCCTGGCCGTTCGGCTGGGTTTTGCCAAAGTCCCTTCGGACGCTAAAAAAATCATCCGCAAGGATATCTATTCCTTTGACCTGCCTACTGCCTACTTCATTCTCTGCAGTAACTACAACTTTCGCGGCTCTGTCATCACGACACAGCGGCTCTACGAGCTTGCCGCAAGGGGTATCTGTGTAGTCGTTGGCGTCAAGTCACTACCGCGTGAGTACGAATTGATATCGCAAGTGTTTTATCCTGATGATTTGCGCTAACATAAGTCGAATCATTTATTGCCCGGTGATGCTTCTGTATTACCGGGCTTTCTTTTTCCGTTCCCCTCGCCTCCCCTTCATTCATCAAGAACGTTTTGAACAAATGTGCAGGGAGAGAGGCGCCAAGTGCAGACAGGGGGACATATATATTTTTTTTATTTTTCTTTCTTTCTTAAAAATACCCTACCTAAAAATAAGGGAAAATTTTGTGCTTTCGTGCAGACACCCTTTTTTCGGCATTTATTACATTATAAATCAGACATTTAAACACCGCACGATTTTCGTACAAAAACGTACGACTCGTACAAAAACGCACAAAAATGCATTTTGTACGGAGTACGAAGATTTTGTGCTAAAAAGTACACTATTTCGTACGCCCTTAACTATCTGATAAACAACACATAAATAGAAAGCATAGCTCATTTAGCACGATTGCACAAAAAAATAGTACGGTATCAGCAAGGGTTATATGTACAATACCTCGTTTTTTTATTGATAAAGGCAAGGATTACTCAGTTATATTTTGTACATTAGCTCCACACCTAAACCACTATGCTTTATATGATTACTACTAAGATTGAAGTTCCACAGCATCTTAAGGAGTATCTGATCGGAAAGTTCTGCAATTTGCAGGACTCTCCGATTCGCTTCCCGGATAAAACGGATATCTACCATTTTATCTACGATCTGTTAGAACGTCGTCCAGCCAACATCTTTAAGGATCATGGTAATCTCACCATCATCCTTCCTGAACGTACTACCGGGAAGGATCCTAAAACTTACAATTACCTGGGAATACGTTCACAGATAATTCTCATTCGCAAGATCGACCGCATGCTATGGGCAGAGGTGCATGATTACTTGGATGAACAAAAGCACACTTACGGAATCACCTATATCGACGGGATACACAACTTCATGACCTGCTATGGGATTGATTCTATCAGCGAAGATGCATTCAAGAAGAATTATTATCGATGGAGGGCTAATCTTCGACGAAAAGAGAAAAAAAGAGGCTATCACCGCACAAAAACATGACCGAGCAAGTGTAGTTAATTGTCCCTTTTTTGATCAAAAAATGTTCTAAAAATGCGTACTAATTGAAAATCAATAAGTTATGAATAATATCAATAATATGGGAGGCATATTATTTGCCGAAATCCTGAATACAGACGAAATAGCCCTGTTTGCAGTACATCAGAACCAGGCATGCATCAGAAGCAAGGAAGGACACGACTGGTATCCGCTTCCAACGCGAGGAGTCATTGAAGCTCCAACTGTCGCTTCCGATGATACTAAAGACGCAGGAATCACATATAAGCATTCAGCGACCATCCAGTTTCCCCGATCCGCATTAGAGGGGAATACAGCAAACGAGCTGCGCAATAAAGTTCAGACAGGCTGTGTTCTACGCTGTCAGGACACACAGGGACACAAGTATATCTATGGCACAAATGAATACCCACTCCTCGGAAACTTAAACCTGATTATAGGAAAAAAGGTAACCGACTTCACCGGATATGAGCTGAAACTTGCCGGGACCTCATTACATCCGATGCTCTCCTATATCGAAATTTAACCGTCCTTCTGCACCCTCACTAATAGGCGTATCATTGCACCAAAATCAGTGCAATGAGCCAAAAACGTATCATTCTTTCCGATTCATCGCTTAATCGTTACGGTTACCGGGTCCTTACCTCTGGAATGCTCCTCGAAGCATTCAAGAAGAACCCGGTGATGCTGTATATGCATTTTCGTGATGAAGGATCTCCCATTTGGGGAGAAACTAAAGCTATCGGGCATTGGGAAGATATACAGCTTGAAGGCGATGTACTTTCTGCCATTCCTGTTTTCGACAAGGTTGATCAACTATCTAAAGACATTGCCGCAAAATACGAAGCAGGGACTTACAACGCCGCAAGTGTCGGTATCCGCATCATTGCTACATCAGCCAACAAAGACCTTCTGGTACCTGGTCAGACTCGCGAAACAGTTACAGAGTCAGAGCTGATGGAAGCATCCATCGTGGACATACCGGCAAATTCCAATGCCGTTCGCCTCTATGATCGTTCCACATCCGTTCTTCTGGCAGCGGGTATGGACACGAATTCCGTGCCAGCATTATCAACAACTTCATTCAAAAACAAAATGACTCTAAAAGAATCATGGTCAGCTTTTTTATCTTTTCTGAATATCAGTCAAGATAAGGCAGTAACGACCGAATTATCAGCAGAGAACCTCGACTCCCTGCATAATGAATTCACCCGTCTGAAATCGGATAACAGTTCTCTCGTACAAGCTAAACAGGAGATCGATCAGAAATTATCTGATGCGACTACTGAAATAGCGACTCTCAAGACAACAGTAAGTGAAAAAGATCAAGAGATCGCTAATCTGAAAACCGAGGCAAGCGGCAAGGATTCAGAGATCACTCAACTCAAAGAACAAGTAGCCAACCTAAAGAAAGCTCCGGCACCAGGTGAACCAGCTCCTGCCCCAAAGGGTGAACCAGCCGCAAATGGAGGAAAAGAGGAACTGGCTGCCTACTGCGAGGAAAATGCCAGCAATTATCAGGGAATCACAGAACGCCTGAAAGCCGACGGACTCCTTTAATTTACTAACCTACCTTAACTATCAAAGAATATGCCTCAAAAATTAATTGACGTATCGAAACTGAACCAAGCCTTAATCACATACGATAAGGCACTTCGCGCTCTACCATTTGCTACCCTGCAGGAAGTTGCAGCCAAATTGGGATTGAATGTGATGGATCTGCAAGGCAAACATGCCTTGATCAATGAGCGCCGTCGTGCCGGCGGAACTCAGTCTTACAAGATCGGGAAGAACTTCCGCCTGGTTGATAAGCTGCTCGGCTATGAACCTTCCGTTATCGAACCGAAGGATGTTGTATGTATCACAAAAGAGAACTCTCAAAAATACGATGACGGTGAACTGTTGATCGTAGGAGGTCAGCCGGTCAGCAACATCAACAAGAAACATCCTCTTGAAACACGTGTTGCCTTCACATTAGTAAAATCTCATATCGAAGATGTAGTATATACATTGTTTCATGCAGAACGTGATGAAGACTCAACTTCACCATCAGGTGCATTTGATGGTCTGTTCACCAAAGCCGACATGCTGATTACAACAGGTGATGTCAATGCTGCTCGCGGCAACTTTGCTCCATCAGGTCTTTTTGCTTTGCCCACGAAGGATACAGACTCCGCCGCTTATGAAAATTTGGTTGAATGGATTGGTGGTGCAAACACTTACCTGCGTTCTTCCAAGTCAGGGATTCCACAGTTACTTTGTGCCGAAACGGTCTTGATAGCTGCACGCTCCGCCCTCCGCAACAAACTGCGCATGCAGGAGTATCCTTCCATGCAACGCATGATTGAACTTTTGCGTGAAGACGCAATGTGCCCTGCCCTTGAAATCCTCTCTCACGAAGCATTAGGCCAGGGATCACGCCTGATTCTTCAGAAGAAAGGCAATATGGATGTTGCCTTCAATACCCAAGCCGCAACCAAGTTCTGTCAAATTCGTGATATCTACGAAGATCCGAACGAATGGCAGTTCTGGCTGCAAACCGGTTATGACACCCGTATCCGCGACTGGCATGAAAAAGTATACCGCTGCAATGAGCAAAAGAATGAATCTCTTGACCTCGCAGGAGACTATTGCAAGACCGGAGGCGTACAAGTTGATATCACAGGAACGGAGAATGCCGTCTGGACCATCAAAAGTAAAGTTGCTGAACGTAGCAATGGGCAATGCATCATCGGTCTGGCACCCGGTAAGTACACTATTGAGTTTACTGCTGTAGACGGTAAGACTAAACCTGCCGATCAGGAAGTGACTGTAGTGGAAGGCGAGGTAACAACCGCAACTGGTGCTTATACCTAAACTGAGATAAAAAAATGAGCGGCCATTTTGGGTCGCTCTATCCTATTCACTCTTAATAATTACACTAATGAAAAAATATACTTACCTAATTTTCTGTTTGTTATTTGTGGCTTTGGTTATTGCAATCCCGGAGCTGCACCCTCAGACATGCCATCTTGATGGAGATACATTGACCATGCTGGCAGCTGGTCCGGCCTTCGCACCGCTGAAATGGAATGTCGGTCAAAATAATATGGGAGGATATAAAGGACGGTTGCTGTTCATTCCATTCGATGCTCCTAATACAGTACCAACCGTTCCGGATCCCGGCAAAGCTGCAGACAATGAAGCACTAGTGACGGCAGCCGGTGCATTTGCTTTTCCTGCAGAAGGAACGTATAAGCAACCTATTTATCTATATAGTACAGATGCGACAGTCGAATATAAAGCGGAGCAACAGGGAGAAGCTGACGGGATCAGCTATAAACAGACGCTAAGTTTCTTCTTTCCTGGTAATACCCCGGAAATGCATGCATTCAATGCATTGGTAAAAAACACAGCAGGCTATTACATCTTTGAAGACTCCGACGGCAGGCAAATGATCATGGGACAGCCGGGATTATATGCTTCTACTGCTCCTTCCTTCAATGGAGGAAAAGCAAGAGGTGACCGTCGCGGTACCACCTATACGGCTACCGCCGATTCCAATTATTCAGCAATCTTCCTGGAAACTCCTATTGATATGGAAGTCATAGGCGGATTAAAACCAGCCCCAACACCTCCAAGCGAATAATATGATCAGACAAGAACAACTCAACCAATGGTTAGGAGACCGTCAGCGCAAATATGTTGACGGCCTGGTTCTTTTCAATGCTCTCGCAAAGGAAGCTATGAAAAAGAAATTTGCTGCTTACCTGGCAGCAGCTCCGGAAGATCCCCACATCTTTGATCCGCATTTCACCCAACTCGTTAATTGCTTGTCCAAACTCGACAAGGAGATTAAATTCTCCCCTTCCTTATATCCTGCCGCAATGGAAGAAATTGTTGTAGTAAAGACCATGAGCGAGAATGATCGAAAAAAAACGATCGAATCCAAGCAAGCGAATATCGCCTCCCTGGAAGAGTTAGTCAATAACCTTCGGTCACGAATTGATAGTTTGGAGGACGACAGTGAAAGCCATGCTGATGAACTTGTTTCCCTTCAGGAACAGTTTGACGAGAAAATGTCAGAGTTATCTGCCTTGCAGAACGAAGTGAACGCTCTGAACACACCTGGTGTCAAGATCATCACAGAAGAATCACTCAGCCCGTCTATTCGAAAGGCTTATGCCCGTATCAAGGAAATCGCACCTCTATATGCAAGCTTGCATAACGATGTAGCTAATTCGGAGATCCCGGCAGAAGAACGGCAGCCTATAGCCGAAGAGCTCTGCAAGCTCGATGACGAACGCCGCCGGCTTTGGAAGCAGATCGACAGCTGGGCAGAAGGAAAAGGTGAACTGAGCCTTAAAGAGAAACGACCGGTATACAGTGAGAATGGCGTAGTACGCGGTATTGAGATCGCACGTCAGATTAAACGTCTGAAACAAAACATTACTAACAGCCAATCTGCTGCTAACCGCGCCGAATCTCAAGGTAAAAAGACTGTTATGCAAAATGCCTTAGATCGTGTTGCCGGCTACCAAGAAGAACTGGCAGCACTGGAAAAGGAAATTGCGACGCAACAGAGCGCAAGTAAGGAATAACATCAGAGGCATTGCCCCTGGATCTATGAACAGTTCATGCACAAGCGAGGGCGATACATCTAGTGTTGTCCTCGCTTCCGTTTGAATACAACAAACCACTATAGTTATGCCTAAGAAAGATTCCACATATGACCGGATAGAACGTGCCTTGTTCAAAGACAGAGAGGAAGCATCAAGCATCCTGTCTCAACGTGAAATGGAAATAAAAAAACGAATGATGCTATGTGTCAGTAAAAAAATGGAAGATCCTCTGATCCAAGACACCGAACTTGTCAACTTCCTAATGAATGGATGCGGAGGTAACACAGATGCCGTATCACAGTCACAGGCATACCGGGACATCGGCATGATCAACAGATTGGTTGGCAACATTCAACTGGCCGCAAAAGCCTGGTATCGGTATATGATTGTCGAAGGCGGGAAAAAAGCCTTCAATATGGCAATAGACAAAGAAGATGCCAAGGGAGCAGCTGCAGCGTTGGACAAGATAGGTAAATACACTCGCTCGGACAAAGAAGATGAGAAATTCGACTACTCCCAGCTCGTTCCTCCATCATTTGAGCCTTCAGATGATGTTACCCTTCTGGAAGGTCTGGAACCTATTGAAGATCTTGAAGGAACCAGGTCAGAAATGCGAAGCAGATTCAAAGGTATGTTGAGCAAAAAAGCGGTGGACATTCGTCCCATCGAAGAGGAGGAAGAAAAATGAGTACACCCCTCTCTCCTATCTTATCTGCCCGTGAACATCGCAGAAAGCAATATGAAGTCGTAGACAAATTCTTCAATAAGATGCAGCGCCAAGCGATGGCCATCAACGCACATGACGAGTATATAGTCGCATCACGTGGTACCGGGAAGTCCGAAGGTATTGATGCCCGAATTATCCTCCGGAATGTATGGGAAATGCCGGGATCTTTGGGTGGTCTCATCTCTCCGTCATACGCTAAGGCATGGGGAAATACTCTCCCGGCAATCTGCAAGGCTTTGGCTGAATGGGGATACATTCAAGGCATTCACTATGTCGTTGGTCATAAAGCTCCTGCAAGCATGGGATTCGCCAAGCCTGTCCGTCCTGTCCTGGGTGAAGGCTGGAGCAATGCATTCCACTTTTGGAATGGTACGGTCATGGTGATCCTGTCATTCAACCAAGGGATGTCTGCCAACTCCATGTCGCTGGATTGGGTGATAGGCCCTGAAGCTAAGTTTCTCAACTATGAGAAGATTAAAAGTGAGGTGGATCCTGCCAACCGAGGCAACCGGCAATACTTCGGTGAATGCCCGCACCATCACAGCGTAAGCTATTCCACAGATATGCCGACCGCATCAATGGGAAAATGGATCCTGGACAAGATGGATGAAATGTCCCCACCTCACATCAACCTGATCAGAAACTTATATCTCAAACTGCAGGAGTACAAACGCAAGCCACTCACGGATCATGTGATGCGTCAGATCAAAGAATATCAATTTGACCTGGATCTAGCGAGGAAATATCAGCCTCCAATCAAACCGCAGCCGGGGAAAACTAAAGAATATACCGTTTTCTATGGTGAATACGACGTATTCGACAACCTTGAAGTCCTGGGAGAAGATTTCATCTGGCAGATGTATCGTAACTCACCACCGCTAATTTGGCGTACCGCTTTCATGAACGAACGCCTGTTCCGTGTACCGAACGGCTTCTATTCTGCGTTGGATGATAATATTCACTTCTATATCCCGAAAGACAATGGACGCCTCCGGAATCTTGGGTGCAACTGGGGAAAACTGACCTCCTGCGGCTGTTTGGGAGACGGAGATCTTGACTTCGATCAGGAATTGCACCTGGCATTCGACTCAAATGCATCCATCTCCACAGCTGTCGTAGGCCAACTGAATGAACACACGATGCGCATTCTCAAGTCATTTTATGTCAAAACACCAGGGAAGCTACAAGATCTTGTCAAGATGATAGCCGACTACTACCGTCCGAAACTTAATCACGATATAGTAGTCTACTATGATCATACGTTCACCTGGGAGTCAGGATCCACTACAGAAACTTATGCCGATATCATTGAACGGGTATTCAAAGAGAATGGATACAACGTGACGATGGTCTATGTCGGTCAAGCCCCGAAACATGAGTGGAAGCATCTGAATATAGACTTGACTCTGAAAGGAGATCCGCAATTTCTGTGGGTCCAAATAAACTTGCATCAAAATGAATTTCTGAAGATCGCAATGGAACAGACTGGCATCAAGCAGGGAAAGAATGGATTTGAAAAGGATAAAACGCCTGAAGGGAGCGATGACACTCCTGATAATCCGGATGAATATAAGACGCACATAACTGATGCATTTGACACGCTGTGGTTAGGCATGAACTTCTATTTCACGGCACCTGGATCAAACTCTAGTGGGGTATTCTTCCTGAATAATAAATAAAAAAGGTGTGTTTTATTATTACTTTCTTTTGCTTTTCCCAAATATTATTCCAACCTTTGTTGCGCCCTAAATATTATTAACGACTCTTTTGGTTTTAATGTTATTCACAAAGCTGAATACTACAATAAGAAAATCATGGGCCTATTATTACTAAAAGAGTTATGTAAGGAGATCCTATTATGAAACAACATAAATTTGGTGATATAGACTTATCCGACCCCTTTTTTGATTCGCTTAAAGAAGATTATCCTGAATTCACTGAATGGTACACCAAAAAGACTAAAAGTGATACCAAAGCTTTTGTCCAAAAAGATCAAGATGGAAAACTTCAAGGCTTCCTATATATGAAGCATGAAACAGAGGAATTAAATGATATAAATCCTCCAATGCCTGCTGCGAGTAGATTAAAAGTAGGAACATTCAAGATAGATGCACATAATACAAAGTTAGGCGAGCATTTCATAAAAAAGATTGTTGCAGCAGCTCTATATATGGGAGTTACCGAAATATATGTGACTATCTTCGAAAAGCATCAAGGATTAATCAAAATTTTACGAAGATATGGTTTTACTGAATATGGAACAAAAGGAGAAGGGGATACTCCCGAGCTTGTTTTTATTAAATCTATGACAGATTTTACAGGAGATATGTTATTAGACTACCCCTTTATTCACACAAAGGATACACAAAAATTCATATTAGCTGTGAAGCCTGAATTTCATACTCCCCTATTCCCTGACTCTATATTAAATACCGAAGAAAGAAATAAAGAGTTTCTTGTTAGGGATGTTGCACATACAAATAGTATCCACAAAATATATTTATCCAGTATGAATGGACTGGATCAACTTAAAAAAGGAGATATATTAGTAATATACCGCACATCTGATGGCGCAGGTCCAGCAAAATACAGGAGTGTAGCTTCTTCAATATGCGTTGTTGAAGAAGTAAGAAAGGCAAAAGACTTCGCTACTCTTGAGGAATTTCTTCAATATGCTAACTTATATAGTATCTTTGACGAAGATAAGTTAAAGGAATGGTATACTACATATAATATGGTTGTTATTAAAATGACTTATAATGCTGCATTTGATAGAAGAATTACCAGAAATGAACTGATTGAGCAAGTCGGATTAAGTGCTGACTATTGGGGGTTCTTCCAATTAACAGATGAGCAGTTTAACAATATAATATCAAGAGGTAAAATAAATGAAAGTATTATTATCGATTAAGCCCGAGTTTGTTCGCGAAATATTTGCAGGTAACAAAAAATTTGAATATAGAAAAACTATATTTACAAAGAATGTAGATAAAGTTGTAGTATATTCCACAAAGCCAGAAGGAATGATTGTGGGAGAGTTTACTGTTGAAAAAATCATAGAGCAAGAACCGAAAGAATTATGGGAACAAACCCAAAATGACTCTGGTATTACAAAAAAATTCTTCGATCAATATTTTGAAGGACGCAAAAAAGGATATGCATTGAAGATTTCATCTCCTAAGCTCTATGAAAACCCAATTAATCCTTTTGATTTATTTTCCTCTTTTGTAGCTCCGCAATCATTCAAATATTTAACAGCAGAAGATTTTGAGCCTACATTAAGTATATAATACTTTTAATAGAGTAAGATAAAAACTTCATCAATAGCTTTGCTATTACTTTGATAAGTTAGAAGGCTTCCACAAGTAGGAAGCCTTTTTTATATCCTACATTACACAATAAAAAGCGTAATAAATACAGTGACGCTATACCAGTCATATAGTGTCACTATATTCATAAGATAGAGTAAGTATACCAATAGCATAGTGACACCATTTTTAAAGCTTATTTTCAGACTAAAAACTCCACATTTATTTTGTCTATTCAAAAAGAATCACCATCTTTGCAGTGTCTTCCATTTGGTTCAGGCGAGTAGGCTCGCCATAATTGCTGCGGGCATTTTTTATGTCCATAGTATAAGATATAGTTCCGTCCCGTGTGGAGCGTTAATGCGCCCACTGCCTGAATCAGGTGGAAGACAACGGGGAGCGGAACTTTTTTTATTCCCTCTCTTTTAATTAATTAGCATATTGTTTCATTTTAAATTGTCTTCCAAAATGAAAAAGAAAAACCAAAGCGCCAGCGGACGCTACATATCCGTAGAAAAGCTTCAGAAAGCTCTCTCCAACATCTGCCTAGAAGTAGCAGAAGGTAATGAACAACTCCAAGTGAACAAATCACACAGGGGCATTGTAATCCATACCAATGGTGGCATAATCAATATTACATTCAATGAGAAAGGAGGTAAACCATGATAAAATACATAGAAAAGATCATACCATCTCAATGTCACGTTATTAATGATAAAACAGGTTACATCCACTTAGAAGGCGAAGCAATGATTCTCAAACTAGATGGCAGTTATGCCGGAACCGTAACCACGACTATCGGATCTATCAGAGAGAATCATATTGATACCGTTATTGAGATGCTTAGCAACTACAAAAAGAAGATAGCATCGTCCCAAAGAAGGCAAACTATTGGCAAAATAATCACGTTCGATTTTAGGAATAAGATCAAAAGTCGCTCATGAACTGTCGTCATCGTCGGGCTAAATGAGGTCGCATATAAGCCATATTGAACTTAGTATCTGTATATTAATATTTAGCCAATTCAAAGTCTAAAAGGATGAAAAATAACATGCAGCAACAAATCTTCAAAAACTAACCAATATTCTATTATCAGAATAAACATTAGTTCCATCAATAAAAAGCACAGGTAGCCATATACCTGTGCTTTTTATTATCTCAGTCAATTCTCATAGAAAAAAAGACAAAGAGCTGATAACCAATAAAAGGGGAGGAAAAAGAGGGAATATTTTCTCCTTTTTCTCCCATCCGACCACGCACCGCCCTAAGAAAATGTTTCGATCTAAAGTTTTTTTCACCCCTTATATGCTGGGCTTTGCCTCCTGTAAACAAATTTCATTTTTATCATTTTTGGGCCTCTGCCATGTCCTTTACGACCTACTGCATACCCGATACCTTTGCTGAAAAACAAGACATGGACCCTATCCTTAAACAACAATTACTCGCATTCATACTTGGTGGTAGCTTCCTATCAACCATCACAGGATTCGTCACCCTCAAATACACTAAGAAGCAAGCAGAAGCTAAAGCTCTAAGTTCTGTACAGGACGTATATCAAGAGCTCATCGCTGACCTACGAGCTGATAAGCTAGCTATGAAAAAAGACAAAGAGGAAAGCGAAACGAGGTGGACAACTCGCATTGAGAAGCTGGAAAATAATCAGCAATCGCAGGATAAAAAGATAGCGGATAATGAAAAAGAAATAGCTGATCTCAAACGATTCAAATGTATAAACCTATCGTGTAACAATCGAAAACAATGAAACACTATGCACACATTCTTATTTGTACTGCCTGCCTTGCATGCGCTTGTTCTTTTTGTGGTTGCCGTGCTACTTATCAAAACGATAGTAGCACTCAAGAGCAAACCCGTCTTTCTATCTCAGACTCAGCTCTACGCATCAGAACTGAAGATGCCTGCTCCCGATTCAACCTTAATCAAGAAGAAGCGGGCAAAGGCTGGAAAGTCAAAGTTAACTTCGACACATCAAAGCCGGCAGATCCGGAGACCGGCTTATCCCCGATATCGAATATCGAGATTGAAGGGAACGAAAAGACAGTTAAGACCTTGCTACAGGAAGATGACACTATACACGTATCTGAGAGTCAAGAAACGAAGAATGATCTCACGCTTCAGCAAAGCAAACAGTCAGCCTCCCACAAAGATGCCGGCAGTTCTGTAGCTGCCGGGATAGACAACGGGATCAAGTATGGCCTGATCATCGGGATCCCCATCATTCTTATCATCTTAACATTAATCATCCATGCAAGATTCAAGCAAAAGGATCCATCAAAGTAAAATATGGAAGCTGATGGAACGATATGCGGATGGGAAGCCTATAGAGTTTTCCATCCAGTTCTGCAAGAAGAGTACCGGGGAACTAATCACTTATGAACGTGCTGTACTCACTTCATTTCATAGCAGCGGTAGTACAATCAATGTACTGCAAGCCGGTGAAGCCACACCACGCAAGATCCGGCGCTGCCTTATCACCCAGTTTAATCATCTCAAAGTATATTTTTAATATGGAATCAAAGCAACAACCTAACCTAGTTATGAAAGGGTACGAAACCTATGCAGTCCTGAAAGGAGGTGAGAAAGTTATCCAATTCAGCGATAACAGCGACATTGTGACTGACAAGGAGACATCAGCCGTTGAAGTCGTCCCCAAGGGAAAGAAAGATCCGATCAAGTTTATTCCGCGCGGAAGGAATAACGATATGATGTACGACATCATGCGTAAAATCGGCACCAACGTTACCATTGGCAGTAATGTTGAATTTAAGAATAAAGTCGTGTTTGGAGACAGCATCCTTGTCTACAGGAAGAAACGCGACGGAAAAACCCGCAAAATCATCAAAGAGGAAGTGCTTCCGGAAGAAGAACCCGAAATCTTTGAATTCCTTGAGAACAACAATTTCAACTTCATCCGTGTAGAGCTCGCTAATGATCTTGTCATCTTCTACGATGCTTATTTAGAATACATACTCAGTAATGATCCGAAATCGCCCAAGCTCGTACAGATCAAAGCAAAAGAGGCAACCTGCTCACGTATTAGCGAGATTGACGAGAAGACCGGTAAAAGTGAATGGCATGGATATTCAGCGGAATGGAAGAAAGGTACCCCTGAAGATCTTGTCGCCACTCCCCTGCTCGATCGCCAGACTCCTTTGCTGGATCTTAAGAAAAGGATGGGACTTGCTCCTGATGATGAAGGGAACCTCGTCATCGGGAAAGATCGCAGATTCATTCACAATCTGCGTATTTCGACGCCAGGACGTTTTTATTATAGCCGGCCCTATTGGTGGAGCGTATTTGCTTCAGGATGGTATGACTTCTCCTGTGCTATTCCCATCTTCAAGAAATCTCTGATTAAAAATCAGATGGCTCTCAGGTATATCGTATATATCAAGGATACATTTTGGGAGAAGCTATTTGCAGACGAAAAGGTCGTCAAAGATGATGAAAAAACTGCCCGCAGGCAAAAGTTTCTTGATGACATGAACGATTTCCTTGCCGGTGAAGAAAATGCCGGGAAAGGCTTTGTTTCACATTTCAGATATGACAGAGTAAGAGGCTACGAGGATAAGGACATCATCATTACTCCTCTTGAATCGTTCTTCAAAGGTGGCGAATATATTGAGGACAGCGAGGAAGTAAGCAACATGATGTGTTATGGAATGGGAGTACATCCTTCCATCATCGGATCCGCACCCGGTAAAGGTAAAAGTATTAATGGAACTGAAGCACGCGAACTGTTCACCATCGAGCAAGCTCTCATGAAAATGTACCAGGACGCAACCCTTGAACCTCTATACTTTGCCAAGGCCGTTAATCAATGGCCTTCGGACATCTATTTTTCTGTAACCAACTGCCAGCTCACCACCCTTGATCAGGGAACGGGAGCTACAAAAAACACAGGTCTAACTCCAGAAACTGAAGAAAAATGAACGCATTAATTCCCGATATTGAGACCTTAAAAAAGGTAGTCAAGATCAATTCATCATTGCCTTATGAATCTATTGAACCGTATATTGAGGATGCTCTTGATATCTATGTTAAGCCCTATATAGGGCAATCCGTCATTAAACAAGCTCTGACAGACCAAGGATCTGAGATGTATAGCAAATTATTGCGTGCGCTTGGCCCGTTGACCTTAATGCTTGCGACAAATGAACTAGGTGTCATGTTCGGGGATACCGGTATCACGGTCAGTAATGTACAAGGACAACGTTCTCCGGCCAGTGATTCAAAAATAGCGGCGGCAAAGGAGAACCTGTGCTTCCGGGGAATGCAAGCTCTTGACCGGCTTATAACCTACCTGGAAGAAAATAAGGAAGATTTTCCGGAGTACGTAACAGACCATATTTCCCGTTTCTGCTTTATCCGAAATGCACACGATTTTCAGGATCTTGGCATGGTAGACATCGATTACTCCACCCTGTCTTATCGTATCATGTACCCCACAATCCGTCAGCTTCAGGAACGAAATATTCGTGAAATGATACCGGACAATGTATATGCGGATTTAAGGGAAGCATACTCTAAAGATAAACCGACACCCAAGCAGCAGGTTCTCATTGATCATATCATTCGTTTTCTTGCAAATAAGACGGCAGAGCTCTATACCTCACAAAAGACAACCGAGCAACGTGTCGCCAGCAAAGCAATAGAATATTCACCTGCCATCCGCCCGATTTATCAGGATCCGGACGCAAACGGTAATTTCTTTGCTAGTCAGGCAACCTACTATGCCGGGAAAATACACACTTATCTGGCCGAAAATGCAGAAGAACTAGGCATTGAAACAAGATCCCAAGCTATTGACTTTAACTCCAAGAAAAAGAAGCTATTCACTTCAATATCATAATACTATGCATACGATACAAATCAATGACGATACATACACACTTCCTGGAAGCTGGGACGAGCTCACCCCGAAGCAGCTCCTATACCTGGTTAAACTCACGAAATCGAATATACCGGTAGAACAAGTTAAGATCTACATGATGCTCTATTGCCTGAAAGCTCACGTATGCCGGCACAAGAAAATTTTCAAAGAATATGTCCGTATCAAAATTGGGCAGGAAAGTGAAACAGTCCGCTTCCGGATCCGCAGCCGTCGGTATCTCCTTCATCCCGAAGAAATCAGTCTGCTCTCTGATCAATTTCACTTCCTGATGCGTGAGGAAGAAAACCGTATCACTTCACAGAGGCTATATCTCATTAATCCGGAACTGACAGTCAATCCTTACCCGACACTCCGCTTCCGGTGCCGGAAATTCATCGGACCGGAAGACCAGTTGTTCGATATCACCTTTGAGCAATTCATGTATATGCAAACCTATTTGGATGCGATGCAGCTGGATCCTCAAAAGATCAACCATCTCCTAGCCTGCCTGTGGCATCGTGGGAACGAATTTGATATCAATCGTCTGGACAAGGATGCAGCTATTCTGAAACGTCTTCCCGACGACAGGAAGATGATCATGTACTGGTACATTCTTGGAAGCCTCTCCTGCATGAGTGCAGCCTATCCACGAATATTTTCCGGAGAAGGGAAAAATAATGGGCGTATATTCGATGCCCAGCTGCGACTACTTGATTCCCTGGCACAGTCTGACATGACCAAGAAGCCGGAGATTCGGAAAGGTTTGTTGCTCGATGCGCTGTACTCGATGGATGAATCCATCAGGCGCAAGGAAGAAACAGAAGAGAACTTGAGAAATAGATAGAAAAGTTTGTTACTAGCAAACTTTTTATTCAATTTTGTTTGTTACTAACAAACTTTTATCTATCTTTGTAGAGTCATAAGAAACGCGGGTGACGTCCGCATAAGTTCTTTTATATTATGGAACAATTGTTCAAGGCTATCCAAGCGATAGCAGAAGCGAATCCCGATGGATTCACGGTTGACCTCACAACCTTAAAAAAGGTCACAAAAGGCATTTCAGTCGCCTATCTCGAAACCCAAGACAGTTTTGGAGAAGAAGGACTGAAAAGAGTTCTTAACCATGCTTTAATGCACGAAAAGAAAGTCGGTGGATGGTTCAACGAAGAAAACGGAATGTTCTACTTCGATTCCATCCGGATTTTCACCAATCTCGAAGAAGCCAAGCTATTCGGACGTGAAAATGGACAGATCGCTATTTTCGACATTGGGCAAATGAGACTCATCAAATTGTGATCCGGAGGGGCGAAAGCCCCTCCATTACAAAGTATATTGCATTATTAAATACCCGATTATCAAAACGTAAATTGATGAATTATGAAGAATCTTGAATTACTACCTCTCCCTGCCGAGAGTAAAAAGCGGATCGACGAGTTCGCAAGGCAGTATCAGCGCATGGGACATATCTCTATTGAGGTTGTATCCTATAATGAAGGTCGCTTAATTGTTCGCGCTGAACAAAAAGACCTGGTAAATGACAAGTTCCTCTCCAAAAAGGAACTGACGGAACGTATCCGTGACATGTTTAAGGGAGAGATCCCGGACGACTGGAAGCTCACTGTGTCAGCTGTGAACTTCGATCGCAAAGATATCGACGGAATCACCATTGACTGGATCAAAAGACGGATGGAACGCTTAGGATTAAAAAGCAAACATCTGAGCAACTATACAGGCATTGACAAATGCACTGTATCCTCACTCCTGTCCGGAGACAAAGAACTAACGAAATGGCACAAGGTAGCACTGTATTACTTCTTTAAATATTACGAAGTAGCCAACTTCTAACTTTCATTTGTAAGCGGAGCAAAAAACTCCGCTTACTTTTTGCCGAATCTGAAAAAGATTGTACTTTAGCACCTGCCCAATATCGTTATTAAAACATGAATCCTTTACCATAGTGTAACCAGACAGCTGGTTCCGGATAATAACACCGGTGGGCGCACTATAGTGAGGGATTCGCCATATTACTATGATATATACCAACTTCAATGTAGATTTGTCTTCAGAAGACAGTTCAAGTGATCCTTACTATGGTAGTGGAAGTAGTTCAGATGAATCCGCACCATTACCGGATATTACGAGTGACACTCCGATAGAAACCAATGGTCTGGATACAAGTGACTTGGTCAATAAATAGCAAATGCTATTAAAAAAGAAACGACAGCCATAAAAGAGCCGAATATCAGAAATGCAAGAGAGCGTTTAGTATGTTTGACTCTTTTTTTATTCATTTCTTCCTGCTTCGTTATTTTCTTTTGAAGTTCAACTAATTCATCGCTGACAACCTGCTTCTTTTGATCAGTATCTTTATCTTTCCCTTTAAAATAAGCTATATATTGCGGTATAGTGAATTTATCAGGTTCTTTCCCAGGCGCGAAAACAGTATGTGGCTTGATGACGTGATAAATGTAACCGATGGAAATAAGTGTAAAAACAACAATAGACAAACATCCGGAAGTCAAAGCAGCATCATCATTTACACTCAAATGCGTGAGAATATATCCTATTGCAGCTGTTAAAATGCCAAAATAGATAGCAAACAAAGTATATCCTCTTTCAGTTATAAGAGATTCTACACGGACAAGATCATTATGGCGAACCATAGCCTGTTCATAATACCATTCTATAAGCGATAAATCGATTACTTTTAATTGTTCTGCAGTGAGTCTTTCCATGATCTATATATTTTTTGAGCTAAAATACATTTTTCTTTTGGAGCGACAAAGAAACTTTTGTACTTTAGCCGTCGCCAAATAATTATATAAAAATATGAATCCCTTTTCATTGTGTAATCCGTAAAATCGGATTAAGGTCCTTATATAACCTTTTGGCGCGCGATGATAAGGGATTCGCCCGTTCAATATGGAACTTAAAGATTTTATCAAATCGACAATTACTCAAATAAAAGAATCGGTAGAAGAGCTGAATGAAGAGTTTGAAGAAGGAAAAGCCGTTGTCAATCCTTTATATGCAAAATCTCCCAATCGTAGTATGATTGGTCAAATCGGTGCCAACGTTACAGATATAGATTTTGATCTAAGTCTATCTGTCACGGAGACAGATGGCAAAGAAGGTAAAATAGGCATCATGTCAAGTATCATAGGGATGGGAGCTTCTTCTAAAAGTGATAATCAGAATATATCCACCAATCGGATACAGTTCACCATTCCCGTAATGCTTCCTCACAAGAGGCCTTATAATTGACTTTATCTGTGGCCATATACTCATAATAGCGCAATGCATATAGATACATACCTTGGAGTCTCCTATTGTCTCTAAAGCATATTTCAGGCAGCGTTCGCGTGATTTCCGCTCCCTTTTACTTTTGAAGTATCTAAGAATACAGTTCATGGTACAATATTTTGAGCTAAAATACAACATTATTTTAGTACATTCAATTTTATTCCTCTTATCTTTGCACTTGTAACAAATTAAAAACACGTACTATGAACTGTAAACTTGAAAAATTAGAAATCCCGGCTGACCAACCTTTTTGGAATTGTAAATTGGATCGGGAGAAATATGCAGAAATACTTAAAACAATCATCACTACATATCAAAAAGGTTTCGTCTTGGCTATAAATGGTAGATGGGGAACAGGTAAAACTACATTTGTAGAAATGTGGAAAGCATATCTAGAATTAGATAATTTCCACACATTGTATTTTAATGCTTGGGAAAATGATTTCATCTCAGATCCACTCATTGGATTACTTGGTGAACTTAAAAAAATGAGCAAACAACAAAAATCAAAAGATTTACTATCATCAATTATAAAGGCAGGAGGAAAAATTGTATTATACGGAGGACCAGCAATGGTCAAAGGAGTAATAAAGCACTATACTGGTGAAGATGTAACTAATGTTGTTGCAGACTTTGCGAAAGAGGGTTCTTCGATGTTAAAAAAAGCAATAGAGAACTACGAGAGTCAAAAATATAGCCTAAAGGAATTTCGTGAACTACTTGAAAAGTTTGTTGATGAAATCAGTGAAAAGAAACCATTGATATTCATTATAGATGAACTTGATCGATGTAATCCATATTATGCAGTAAAAGTCCTAGAAAGGATTAAGCATCTTTTCAACATACCTAATATCGTATTTGTCTTATCCATAGATAAAGAACAATTAAGTAATTCTATACGTGGATATTATGGAAGTGATTTAATAAAAGCCGATGAATATTTGAAAAGATTTATAGATATAGAATATACCTTACCCGACCCCGATGTGGATGTTTTTTGCAAATATTTATTTGATTATTACGATTTTAGACCTGTTTTTTCTCATACACAAAACGAAACGTATTATCAAGATTCAAGTGCTATTGGTGATTTATTAATAACAGCTGCAACCATTTTCAAATATAAGAGATTAACTCTAAGACAAATTGAAAAGATTTTCACCAATCTCCGCTTATCCATAAATATGTTTAGTGACATACATAATATACATGCTGATTTATTATGCTTACTAACCTATCTCCGGATCTGTGAATCCGATTGCTATGAAAAGATTGCCCACAAAGAATATACAATACAGGAACTTATAAATCAAATTGAAATAATTTTCCCCCAACAAATATTCGACCTTAACACTATAGACCACATAATAAATGGGTATTTTTATTTTACAACAGCACTACTATTAAGTGGTTATGCAAATAATTTAAGAAAAAAAGATGAAGAGCCTCTATTATCCAAGGATAATGAAAATACAAGACTCGTTTTCAAAGTTAATTTTATCAATGAGGAGAAATTAGTCGAAGTTATAAAATGGGCTGAATCAAAACAAATGACTCCTCCCTTAGAAGCCATGATCGCTAAGATTAATCTATTAGAAAATCTTCAAGTTTAAAGGTCATTCTCAAAACTAAAAGTTTATTTATCGGAGCTGGAGTTAGTTTTGCAACAGACCTCTGCCTTGAATTTGTAGCTCCCGACTACAAACTTAAAGCCGTAAAATCACTTAGGACATTCCTAAACGGACCGGAAGAAGATTAGCATATACCTTTTAATATAAATAAGCAGAGCAAAAAACTCTACTTTTGTTTGTTGATTCCCAAAAAGAATGTACTTTAGCCATCGCCAAAATAACCAATTCGTCAATTCCTTATGTCGTGCACCTGTAAAATCGGGTGGCTGGGTGGTTCCAGTTGGCACACGACATAAGGAATTGATTTTTTATAACATGGAATCATTAGAAACCCATTTTAAAGGTATTATATTAAGTAACCTGTATCGTGATCCTCGCAAAAAACGCATCCAACATGACATCATGGATGAACTACAAACTAAATTATTTCCTGAGCAACTTATTAGCTACCGGAAACAATTAGTCATGGAAGGATTAATCACTGAAGAAGAACCGGACGAAGTACATTCATTAGTTGAAATCACCCCGAAAGGATATGAAGCCATCCAAACTTTTGGAAGCTATCAAGCATATATTGCAGACCAACAAAAAGCTATAAAGTTACAGCGCGAAAGTGAAGTCATGAAATCCAGATATTTAAGGCTAAAGACGATCAGCATTGTAATAACAACACTATTAAGTATTTTATCTTTTATAACAGGAATCCTACTATCAGACCTAGTAAAAGGAATAATAAAATAAAGATTACTTTATAATAAAGAGACACACGAAACTTATAATAGTCATATGAAAGATCTAATAGTTTACGCTTAAGATTATTTATTTCTTGCTCCTGATCCATATCTAACTCTATTTTTGAGCTAAAATACAACATTATTTTAGTACATTCAATTTTATTACCCTTATCTTTGTCCCCTGTAACAAATTAAAACCACACAAATGGAAACAAAAAAATTAACTGCTGCCGAAAGCACTTTGGCAGCTATGTCAAAAACAGTGCTAGTGTTAGGTATCATTGGTTCAGTATTCGCATTCTTTTCTTCGTGTATTGCATGGGAATATTCCAAATACTCCGGAGGTATAGTAGGAGTAGACGGAATTAACTGGCTAGGCTTCCCTGTTCTCATTTATTGCATCATGGGAACTTTAATCGGATGGGCCGTTCTCTCCATCCTTGTCGAGATCTCCGTCAACATCCGGACACAAAAGACTCAATCTAGCTGGAAAAAAGACTTTGCCGTGATGGTGGCTGCCGGACAAAAGGAAAAGGCTAAAGAAGTACTTTATCGTGGCATAATGGAATCTAAGGAATTTAAGCAGGTATTAACCGGTGGAAACGAAAACTACCATAAAGAATGCATAGATGCCTTAAACAAGGAATACAGTGATCACCTTAAAGCGATTGGTGAAGATACATTCGTGAACACCGATGAAAACGAGATCTATCAAGCATTCAAATAAGACACCTCTTCAAAGGGAAAAATTAAAATCACACAAATGAAAAGAATTATTTTATTTTTTGTGGTCATGACCGCAATGGTGTGCAGTATATCCGCACAGAACGCAGATTTGCAAAAATGGACAAAAGGAGCGATGAATAGAAGTAACGGTATCCATCAAATCGAGAATCCCAAATCCGTAGGTAAGCTCAATGAATATTGTTCATTGATGGAAAAGTCCACAAAGTTTCAATGTGGTGCGCTGACATTCGCCGGCATTGGTACAGGATTATCTATTGCAGGAGCAATTCTTGGGACTAAAGATAACCAAAAAGATTATGAAGATCTTACTTCTGAAGAGGTTTTAAATCAATCTGAGTCAGATCGTAAACTTAGAAAAAGTTTATTTATCGGAGCTGGAGTCAGTTTTGCAGTAGCCCTCTGCCTTGAGATTGTAGCTCTCGACTACAAACTTAAAGCCGGAAAATCACTTAGAGTATTTACAAATGGGACCGGAGGAGGATTAGCATATACTTTTTAAAAACAACTCTTTCTTTTTACACTATTAATTATGCTCGAAAATAAAATTCTAAATATAACATCTGAGGACGTACTAAAAAAAACGGACATTGATACTTTATTGGAATGGAGGAGAACTTTACTCCAATCAATAAATGAAATGAAAAGTCGATTGTTCTTACTTAAAGCAGAGTTAGATAAGAATGCTTCTGAAGAATTGAAATCAAAATACATTCGAACATCTGATGCCCGTAATTATAATCTCGCCTTTGTAGATGTCATAAATGGACAAATCCGAGAGATTAGGGGAACAAATATGAAGAGATATAATCCTAAATACAAAGCTAAGGATTATATCGATTATTTAAAGACATTCCGAAATTTAGTGAAAAATACGATTGATGAAGATTTATTCCAAACCCTCGATAATCAAGCAAAAGAATTATCAGGGTTTGATAAAAATCAAGAATAATACAGATAAGTATTTCAAATGTTTGGCACTCTCAAATATTATCCTCATATTTGTAGTGCCAAACAATTTTATTAATAACTAGAAGTGTCAAGCGAGACGCTCAATACGAAATTGAGCTTTTTTTATGCTCATCGATTACTTTTTTATCTGCTATCAGATATAAAAAGAATCTTCATACGAAATTACGGCTATCTTTCCCGACATAATGAATGACCTTCTGGTTTATTGATATGTTGTTTGGCGACTTTAGGGAACGGATAGCCGTTCTTATTTTTAATGCCAAACAACATATCAGTATGAAACAAAAAGACATGGGTACAACCTTCGTGCCCTCATTCCGTACCAATAGTACGGATGTAAACACGCTCCAAGAACGTTACTTCAGCGAACTTAAGAAAGACTGTGCTATCAACTCCGCATCAGATGCTTACTACGTCTCTGCCATAGCCTGTTTTTGCCTTACCTTTATCTTCCCTCCTGCCGTGATCGGTGCAGCCATCTGTGTCTATCGGGCAAAACAATGCAAGAAAGGAGGTAAGAAATGATATTCATTTATGATGTAAAGACCTACCGAAAGGTTAATAACAAAGGGCAGGAAATGTGTGAATTTGCCCAGGCATACGACCGTATCCTAGTACAGGATAAATGCGCAATGGATTCACTGAAGTGTGAATTTGAAGAAGTCGTCAAAAGACTAAACGAAAAATACCCTAACCAAAAGACGCTCATATTTAGAAGTAGTCATGAAACTTCCTCCGGAGGGCAATGGAGCTTTAAACTAGGAGATGACGATAGCACCCCTGTGTGCTTTATTTCTTATAGCAAAGTTCGTGGTCATTATTCTTTTGGAGAAGATACTTACCTGTTAGAGCAGAAAGGAGATCAACCATGAAAAAATACATAGAGAAAATCATACCATCTCAATGTCGTGTTATTAACAATGAGACAGGTTACATCCACTTAGAAGGCGAATCAATGATTCTCAGACCGGATGGCAGTTATGCCGGAACCGTAACCACGACTATCGGATCTATCAGAGAGAATCAT